ACCATTGATGTTGATAACATTTCCTGTAGCAGCAAATGCTTTAACATACAAACTGTCCATTAGCAAAAAGCCAGGAACTATAAGAGTCATGCCTGAATCAGCTGCAAGTTCCAACTCGATCAAGTCATCTTGATCTGTTGTATTGCCGTATTCAATAGTCAACACAACCGCTGATGCGGAAGTATTGCAAGCATAAACCCATATCTCGTCCATGTTTGTGGTGCCTGCACCAGCTTGATGAACTGTAACAGAAGCACCTGTGCCAGTACCTGTTACTGATATGTTCCTGCCATCATCACTACCTGACAGTTTTACTTTTGAATATGTTGCCATATTACCTTTCCTTTATTAACTGAAAATTTGGTTATTCAGAATTAGTTGTTCGTGGTTAGTTGTTACAGAAATAGCAGGAGTAGCCCCTCCTGTAGAAACAATCGGAGCCGTCCCAGTAACAGATGTGACTGTCCCAGCTGTGGGAGTTGTCCAAGATAAACCTGTACCAGTAGAAGAATCCGCTGTCAAAACCTGAGTATTACTACCAACACCTAAACGAGTAACAGTATCAGCTGCAGTAGCAGCAATAAGATCCCCTTTAGTCGTAACAACATCAACAGCTGGACTAGGTGCCCATTTCAATCCTGTTGATTCAGACGAATCTGCTGTCAAAACATAAGTGTTAGTACCCACAGGGAGGCGCGTAACTGTGTTAGAAGCCGTAGCTGCTATAACATCCCCCTTAGCGTCAACAATGTCGTTCTGGATAAGTCCAGGTGACGAATTGACGAAAGTTTCAACGTCAGTAAAGTTTTGGTTCATGTCTGCAGCCACAATAGTGGTTCCTGCAGAGAACGTGTTTGTAACTGCTAATGTCGCCATTTAACGCAATCTCCTCGGCGTGTAGGTGAAAGCCAAAGCGTTCATTTCCCAATGATTATTGGTACTAGGACCGCTTACTTTCATACTTATACTCTTCGCTGTCCCAAGAGTGGGCATATTAATAACATCCGCTGTTAAACTTCGAGATATAGCATCCCAAATAGCGTAATAAGCAGAAGTGCTATCAGCATCATCCCACTTAGCTGTACCCCACAAAGAATCAGACGTTTTACCTTCAATAGCAACACTAAAACTATTAGTGTAAGCAGACTTGTCATAATCCTTGTAAACAAGAACAGGAAGCGAAATAGTTGACTCAGCTGACGTAACAATACGAGGACGACCCCAACGCTTCTTAACAATAGGGTTCTTCCCTGTCATCCAAGGAGTCACGAAATAAGAAGTAATATGAGTCTCAGCTGAAACCGCATACCTGTCAGTTGAACGATTCTGCTCATCTTCCATGTCGATCAACACACCAGTGTTAGCGACACAACCACCAAAAACTGTAGAAGAAGAATTAGGTGGCTTGTAAGCATATAAAGGTCCAGCATCAATATCACTAAGAACCCAAGCCCCACCTTGGGCTATCGTAGGGTCATACATCAAAGTGCGTCTAGTTGTTGAACCATCTTCAGTCCAATCAACAGAAACATACAATTTGTTGTTACCCCACGCTAATTGAGGATTCTCACTGAAAGTGATGCGACCATCGTCAATAGCTGGCATCAACTTATTAAAAATGTAAACAAAATTTTCCCTGTCATAAAGATACACACCCATGTCGGCATGCCAAAAGAAAGTCCCATAAGGAGTCGCCACAGGTGACGACAAAGGAACAGAACCCACATCATTAGACAAAGTAACCACCTGAAAAGAATCAGAATCAAAACCGAAAACAGCATGAACACTATTTGATTTGAAAACAAGCAAACGATCCCCCATAGGAACAATGCCTGTTATGTAATCGCCATGATCACCCAAATCAATATCAACATAATCAGTGTCAGTCCAAGTCTCAGGGTCATTAATGTTAGACCAACGCAACCTGGATTTGTGATTAGTCGCAGATTCGTAAGTGTTAGCAACCCAAGCAAAATTGTTCCAAAAAGCAACATACTGTGCTTGAGGCATGTTACCAGAAGCACCAAAAGTGGTTCCCAGATCCGCAGCAGCTGAACCATTCCACCTGAAAGAAGGCTTATCAAAAGAAACACCATAAGCCACATTGTTCATAGTTGTTCCATAAACCCTAGACCCAGCAGTTCTAGCAGTGATACCAGTAAGGTCAGTGAAATTAGCCGAAGCGGAATAAGCGACCTTAGTGCCATAATTGACCATCACATGGCTAGTACCACTATCAGTGTGTAAAGACCAGATGCCTTTAATGTCAGCGCTTAAAGCTGTCGTGTTGCGACGGTCAACACCATCACGTTGACGTATACCACCACGAGGATCGACAAGAACATTCAACAAATCAGGAGATTCATTCTCCTCCAAATTGAACTGATCTGTACGAAGATTCAAACCGCCAACGAAAGATTCAAGGGCTTCAAGTTTGAAATTGACTGAAGCCACGTATTACTCCCAAGAATAACGTAAACGATTAGGTAAATAAGATTGAGACATCCAACGAGAAGCCGTCCGACTGTTCAACCTCACAGGTTGAGGAGCAGGAGTGTCCTCGTAACGCGCTCTCAGATTCTCCAGCTCTTGATTAAAAATAGAAAAATATTGTGAAGCCATAGTGGGATCTTCCTGCTGTTCATAAGCACGAGCTATCCCATAAGTAGCTAAAACCATGTGAAAAGGTGTAGGCAAATCGGAAGGTTCAGTAGCGTCAGAAGAACCAGCTCCGAAAGCTGCAGGGTTTTTATATGCCCTGACATAAATAGTTTCCCCTGATCCAGGAGTTGGATAAAACCTGACATTATCAGCCCAATAAGACCAATACCAGCTGTTACCAGAACCATCGCTGTTCAAAGGATAAACAATATCTCCAGTATCTCTACCAAGATATTGAATAACATGATCATCTGTTCTAAGAGAAGCTATTTCACGAATCCCATTAGTAACAGAAGCACCCACAGTAGCTAAAGCATAATCTTTAGTTCCACCTGAGGTAGAAAAAGTAGTAGACACCTCAAAAAAGGGCCATCTTTTCTCAGAGTAAACAATAACATCGTATGCCTCTCCAAGAAAACGATTCATAACATCATCAGAGATATCTGACGAATCAATATCCACAACAGAGCGAATATATGATCTCATTTCTGAAATCTGCATTCTTACTCCCTATGGAAAACACATAGGTCACTGCCCGTAACGGGTCGCCCTTTGCAGGGGTCACCGCTACGAGTCAGCGCACTACATTTAGATGCTTCTTCAGAAGCAGGAGCCTCTTTAGGCATATCTGGAAGACGAGTCACATTCCGACCAGGTCCCACCGCCTCTGGGCGAGGGGACGCATCACGAAAATTTCTGTCTCCACCAGGTTGACCATAAGGTCTAGCACCTGACTTGTATGCGTAAGCAAGCTCTCTACCCATGATTAAGCAGGTGTGATACCGTAGATGTATCCTTGACGAGAGCGGTTGCTCGTTGTCAAGTTTCCATAACAAAGAATCTGTGAGAACACAGCATCTTGGTTTGTTGGACGTACAAACGGTGTTGGCTTGAACCAAACATCGCTATGAGCTACCAACTGGAGATACTTGGTGTTAAGGAAATACATTTTTCCTTCACCTGCAAGAGTACCATCAAAGGTTATCGGAGCGCCCTTGAACAGAAGATTCTGGAATCCTCCGTCAGCCATGTCGGTGTCCGTGTAACGAATTTGCCCATCGAGGAGAGCCTCGTAAGCTTCGTACTGGCTTTGACCAGTGATGATAATAGTAGGTTGGTCGTTACCAACTGAACAGTTGTTGTACATGGTAGCCATTGAAGCAACGTCTATTGCACCAGCTTGGTTAGAAACTTGTGATCTCCACCAAGAGTTATCTGAGTCAGTTGCATCAATACCAGCAAAAGCGGCAGAACCGTCATCATTGCCTGAACCGATGCAAGCTGCAAGTCCAAGCATGTCCTTGCTACTGTTACCTGTACCATTACCGAAAAGCATGGTGTTCAAGTTTTCGATAATTGTTTCTTGTGTTTGGAAGATTTTACC